ATCTCTCCTAGCGTCTATTGACAATGATAGTTTCAGTAGGTGTGAGTATTCTGCAACTAATGATAACTATGTTGGAAATATGTCTAGTTTACTGAAATTAGTGTATTGAGTTTCAGTATACTATTTATGGGCGGCAGAATTCCCATGCGCGTTTTGCCTCTGAGGAAGCAATGCGTGGACGCTGGTTGGCTAACATGTCCGTAAAGACGGTATTAACAGACGTCCGTAAAGCGGTATACCGCTCATCATCACTACTTATCCCGTAAGAGTTGAATATAGATTCTGAAAGTGTTGCTACGCAGGAATCATAAAGGGATTTTATTCTTCCCATTTGAGCATCTATGTTTACGGCAGTTTCTTCGTTTGTGGGGGGCGTATACATTGCCCACTTCTCCGCATGATTGATTTTTGAGTCTTTTATAATGGCAGACAGAACGGGTCGAATGTCCTCGTCCATCTGTCTGGTCCAAACATCGGTTTGAAGAATTGAATTTATGTCAAGAACACCCTGGGCTAGGGATTTCTTTGATTTTTGACCACTCAATTTTTCTAAAACAACACGCTGACTACGCTCCATAACTCGTTCGAGACTTCTATCTAATATCTCGGTCCAGCGATTGAGCGAAACTTCACTAATGTCTTCTTTGAACTGCATTTCCGCAGGATTCATGGACATTTGACCGAACGCTCCCGGACCGGCAGCCGCAGGGCCTCCAGTCATCTCTGGGGGTATCGCAGGAGCGCCTCCTGGAGTGGCCATTCCCCCGGCTTGCTCCATGGCAAGTGCACCGCTCATCGTATTTGCATCTGGCGCCCCTGGGGGCATTCCTGCTGCTTCTGGTGGCATTCCCGGCATTCCCGGCGGCATTCCTGGCTGTGCCCCCGGCATGGGCATACCCTGCTGTGGTGGGGCCATGGGCTTTTCCGTATTGCCGATTGGGGTCAGGTTGGGGTTCATTAGGAGGCTGTCGGCCAGTTCTGACTCAACTTTTTCCCTGCCAGTCACAGTCCTATATTCGTTTAGACTTATCATTCCGCTTCTGAATTCTTCTAGGCTATAACGCTCAACCTCTTGTTTGGCCATAATCAAAACAGGGACAGACGAAGTGTCAAAATCGACGTAATGGTCATCGTCTAGTTCGTCGAGTGCTCTGGCAAGAATTTCCAAGTGTGGCCCCATCGTTTCATTCCAGAAAACACGGATTTCTTCACTCGCATTGCTGAAAGTTCTGCCAGAGGCGTTGCCAATGACTGATTCGGGGACTCCGAAAGAGGCAAGAATTTCCTCTTTTGTAATTTGACGCATTTGGATATAGGCGGCATCTCTTGGGCTTGATGAGGTATCCACGAAATCAACGCCATCATCCGCACTAACTACCGTAGTTGAGCCAACTCGTCCAATATTTCCTCTGAATCGACTTCTCAATTCTTCTTTATCATCATCGTCAATCTCTCCACGAAGAACAAGAAGCCCACCGGGTCTACCGTCATTGAGAAGGAAGTTGCGGTTATATAGTTTGGCTAAGTTTTCAATTTCAATGGCAACACCAGCAGATTCCATTGGAGTCAAGGAAAGATACGGGTCAATTGGGTGTGGCCTACGAATCCAGCATACGTCCTGAGGTTTCATGATTACCTTGTCGCCATTCGGCATAAGGACTTCGTATCCAGAAACAAAAGTTTTAGGGTCGGGAATAGGGCTTGTATGCTGCGGCGGGAGCAGGTTTAGTCCAATAATCCCACCATCTCGCCCACGCACTTTTTCAATAAAGGCACCACGAGTTCCCAGCAAAATCTGAGATGACATTCTGTACCTAAAAATGTATGAATTTTCACCAATATTGGACTTGGTATTTAAGAGGTCTAATATTGTTGACTTCCCGCTCCTGCCCTTGCTTACAATCTGGCCATCAGGAGAGTTGTTCTTACGAAGAATAATTGGAAGGCGTGCCTGATTCCCGGCAATTGCGTCAATGCAACGGGAAACCCAAGTAACTTTCTGCATTCCCTCTTTGTAGGCACGTTCAATGTCCCACGGGTCACGGTATCCCTTGCCTTCAAAGGATGGGTTTTGTGCAATCGGAGCACCAGGCCCAAGAATGGCCCTAGTCGGACCAGGGATGAGTGATTTTGTTTCTGTCTTATTCCATGCCATAATTATTCAGAGCCCAACAAATAGCCGTAGATTCCACAAGTTACACCCGCTACAATGAGGCCCACGGGAGGCGAGATTAATACTGTTCCAACGCTAGTCAATAATATAAACAATACCATCATTACATTGGCGGCTGTGGAACGCATGAATAAACGACCTAGTAGTGATGCTGGGTCCCATGGGCCGAGCAGGCGGCGTAGAATATTTTTCATGTGTTAATGTGTTTCTCGTCCATTGTTGTCGGTTTCTTGTAACGGCAATCTAATACAAAAATTAGCCTCAGAGGTAGAACATGACAGATTGGAATAGTGTACTTGCTTTTTTGCAGCCAAAACTGCCGCCTTTCTGCCCAGAAGAAGCATCAATGACTCAAAAGGTTTTCCTGCGCACCTACTCACTAGAAGCCCTATTTGGCGGAGCAGCAGGCGGGGGCAAGTCGTCCGCACTCCTTATGTCCGCTCTTCAGTATGTAGATATACCTAATTATTCAGCAATCATTTTCCGCCGTACGTATGCCGACCTTGCTCTCCCTGGAGCCATCATGGACCGGTTTATTAACTGGATGGCCCCATATGATGACGTTCGCTGGAACGCGAATAACTATACGGCAGTATTCCCGTCGGGCGCTAGAATTTCTTTTGGTTATCTCAACAATCAACAAGACTACCTGCGCTACAAAGGTGCCGAATTCCAATTTATTGGGATGGACGAAGTTACGGAAATACGAGAAAATGATTATCGATACATGTTCTCTCGTCTCCGTCGACCAGTATCTGGACCACTATCCCAAGTCCCATTGAGAATGCGTTCAGCATGCAACCCTGCGCCTAACTGGGTTCGGCAACGTTTTATCGTTGAAGGGCATGACAAGGGTAGAATATTCGTCCCATCAAAACTGACCGACAACCCCGGAATTGACGCTGACTCCTATCGCGCCGCACTTCAAGCATTGGACCCAGTGGAACGAAAGCGCCTAGAAGATGGTGACTGGTGGGCAACCACACTTGGGTCGATGTTTGACCGTGAAAATATAGTAATTATCGACAACGAGGATATGCCAAAAATTACCACGTCCGCCAGGGCTGTACGATTCTGGGACCTTGCTGCCACAGAGCCTTCACACAGCAACCCCAATCCAGACTGGACAGTCGGCACCTTGGTTTTGTTTGACCAAGGCATAACCTACGTGCTTGACGTAAAGAAAGCGCGAGTGCGTGGGGAGAAAGTTGAGCAGTTGATTGCTCAAACGGCATACGAAGATGGTCACGCTGTAGCAATACGCATGGAGCAGGAGCCAGGCTCATCAGGTAAGGCTTTAGTCGACCAATATGCCCGATACGTACTGAGTGGTTACGATTTCATGGGAATTCGTTCAACTGGTGATAAAACGACACGAGCAATGCCGTTTGCCGCAGCAGTGGCGAATGGCAACGTCCGGTGCGTGCGGGCAACTTGGCTTACGGATTGGATGGATGAACTTTCATCTTTCCCGGAAGCCTGCGACCACGACGACCAGGTTGACTCCGTGGTTGGAGGTTTTACACATTTGACGGGCTTGGGGTTGCCACAGCGCAAGCGCATAGGTATCATCGTCTAGGAAGTTGCAACCAGGAAGGTACTATGGCTACTCCAGTTGAGTTAATTGAGGAAATCCGCCGACTTATTGGAGAAGCGAGTGCCGATATCGTCGATGCAATAACATCGGATGGCGCAGACATCACAGAGTCTTGTTTAATCTATTCAGCAATTAATTCCTTGAAAAAGGATATTGCAATGTTGAATGAACACACAGAGACATTGGTGGCGGACCGTATGAACGAATCGTTTGTGTCCCTTCCCGACGGCTTCCTTGCCGAAAGAAGAATTGGTAGTGACAGGAAGTCATGGGACCACAAGGGTCTTGCTGCAGAAGTTTCCAATCGCGTTTATCAATCATCTATTGACATTGATACGGGAGAAGTGTTAGCGTCTCCCCTGGAAATGATGCAGAAGATGCTGGAATATGCGGCCCCCTCTTATTGGCGAGTTGGGGAATTAAATAAAATTGGTATTAGTGCTGATGATTATTGCCAAAAATCTGAAGGAAAAATCAGCGTTGTTATTAGTAAAGAAAAACTGTAGTGGCGTCTGCCAAAAAACAACAATCAGAACAGTCGGAAACCGACAACATAATTAACGATAAGGGGATAAAGAAAATGAATATTGCTCATGATATTGCTTCACGTGACGATAATTGGGAAGAGGAGCATTGGCGCAAGACTGACGAGCGCCAAGCAAAGTTTGCACGGGAATTAAAAATTGAGAACGAGCGCATTCAGGCCGAACTCAGCGAACCCTTTCCCCCAGAGATGGAGCGCGAACTTCGTAAGGGTGGTACGACTCTTGTTTACATTCCTGTCAGCGAAGTAATTGCACGTTTGAATAGGATTTTCGGGATACACGGGTGGTCATCCGAAATTATTAGATGCGAAAGGGATGCCCTTGACCCAGATTTCATCGTGGCTCATGTTCGATTAAATATCCATATGGATGACAACTTCAGAATGGTCCAAAAAGACGGTTTCGGCGGTCAGAAAATTAAGCGCACAAAACAAGGCGACATTGTTGACCTTGGTGATGAATTCAAGGGCGCTGTTTCTGATGCGCTAAAAAAGGCCGCCCAGCAACTTGGCGTGGCTCTATATCTTGCTCGTTCCGACGAGGCGCTTAGTCTTGAAATCGAGCGTGACCATGCCGTAAGTAATCCGGTTATTGAAGTAGACCCCAAAATCTCCGCACTTTGGTCGAAGTTCATTGAATTGAGCAAGCAGTTTGACTCTACGCAAAAGGAGGAACTTTCCCGATTCTGGGGCGAGTTCGCCAATGGACAGCCGAAGCCAACGCGAGAAACAGTAACTATTCATGGAGTCATGGCGCTCATTGAGCAGTCCACGAAGATTCTTTTCCCTGGCTCAGAACTCATGCACGATAAGGGTGAGTGAGGAAAAGGAAATCCCCACTGGCTTTGTTTATGCAATGCCACCATATTTGTCGCCATCTTCAATGAGTACCTTCAGGCAGTGCCCATTGAAGTTCAAGTTCAACAAGATTGACAAAATCCCCGACCAGCCATCGTCGGCCACCCTGCTGGGCAACTTTGTTCATGAAATATTAGAGGACTTCTATGTGCTACCCAATGAAGAAAGAACAATTACATCCGTAAAATCGCTTGCGTCAACGGTATGGCATCGTTCGGATTGGGAAAATAGAATTCGTGGCTATGTTCGCGCCGACGAAATGCTTAAATTCCGTTGGAGCGCATGGTGGTGTCTTGAGAATTTATGGAAAGTCGAAAATCCAAAAGAAGTGTTTCCTCAAGGGATAGAAAGTGAACTCAATGGTCCTCTGGGGAAAGCCACAGTTAAAGGTTTTATCGACCGCTACGAGGGCATAGAGGATGGAAAAGTTAGAATTTCCGACTACAAGACTGGCAAAAAACCTAGCAAAAACTATGTTGAAGATAAATTCATTCAATTAAGAATTTATGCTGCACTATTATCAAAAGAAGTCCCAAATATCACCGAACTTCAGTTGTTGTATCTTAAGGATGGGGTCAATTTCACCTATCAATTAACCGAAGAAAGCAATGAGGGAATCATTCAATATGTATCCGAAAGCCATGAAATGGTAGAAGAGGCATGTAGAACTGGTGAATTTAAATACAATAAAACGCGCCTATGTGACTGGTGTGCTTACAAGACGATATGTCCAGGATGGAAGAAATGAACAGAATGATTAGTGACGACATGTTTGCCTATATGGTTGCGGAGGATGTGAAAAACAAATTATCGTCATCGCAAAAAAGCATCCTTATGGAAAAAGAAAATTGGCAGAAGTGGCAGAAGTGCCTGCTTGTGTTAATTAATAATCTCGAAGAACAACTGGAAGATTTGCACGAAGACGAGACTGCTGATTTTCGGCGTTTTTCAGAGATTGAGTCTCGCTACGGGAGTAAGAGAAATTTACTCCAGCAGGCAGAGCATTCATATAAGAACAAGCGAACAAAAATTGAACGTTTCAAGTTTCATGTTAATAAAAAACTTGATGAAATAACGAAAATGATTGAAACCGGCTCAATCATGCACTCAACTGGCTGGGAACAAGTCGAATTCCTGAAACGTGCAATTTCTGCACATCGTCAACTGTTGACAGAAAACGATATGGAGCCAACTTCGATAGATGAAGCACTCTGGGCGTCGCTTCAAAACAAGTGGGAATTTGATAATATCGACGTATCATCCCTATAGAAAGGCAGTTATGCGTTTTAGAAGCAAGAAAAAAGAAGCAGAATATGTAGAGCGAAGAAAAGTCGTTGTACGAATGCTTGAAAAATTCCCATACTGCCAAGCGTGTCCTGTTTTCGCCAAGCATGACGAAAAGGCGACCTACGTAAGAATGGGTAGCGTCGATGTACATGAACTCGTTAGGCGCTCCCAGGGCGGTTCAATTATTGATGAATCAAATTTATTGTGCGTGTGCCGCTCGTGCCATATGAGGATAGGGAACCACCCTGCCTTGGCGTTCGAACTTGGCTTGGCTAAACATTCTTGGGCTTAGTGCCTGTTTGTAAATAATCTTAATTACTTACTCATCCGCATTACTGATATTTTTGATGCATTAGTATCACTGATGGCATAAATACCAGGGTATCGAGGCATTTCTGTAAAATCAATTTTTTCGTTAGGTGCTATTTTGATGCCATAATTAGAAGATGTGACGCTAGCGCCGCCAATATACACTATTGCTGTTGCATGAATATTTTGAACAATAAAAGTAACACTATAATTCACATCATCACCATCATCAAATAGGGCGGCGGCAGCGGTCGTGTTTGACAAGGTTACGTGTGAGTGCTTGACTACGAGTGGTCCTGGCATGCGAACATCCTTTTATTTTCATTATATCCTACTTGCTCCTAGAAAATTATGAATCATCTTTCGTCACCATTCAAACTTAGCCCAGCAAAACATTCCTGGGATTAATGCAATACTTCTGCTAACGGTCAATCATTTTGTAGTAAAGTTTTAATAGCCCAGAAAGGGCCCTTAAAAGTAGGAGAAAATAATGACGCTAGCATTTGTTTTTAATGATACAGCAGCACTGACCGCTGCTCAAAAGGTTGCACTCGTAATGCCGTTCAGCGCAGAAATTCTTAGCGCGACGTTGCAGTTAAACACCGCCCCCACTGGCTCCGCTGCGACTTTCGACATTGAATCTGACGGAACCAGCATCCTTGCCGCTGGTCTTTCCGTATCCGCCACGACATTCGTGCCGGCTACAGCCGCTGTCATTCGCAAGAATGGCACCATCAGCGGTGCCGTCAATGGTGCCGGACCAACCGCTGTTTACACCGTTGCCGCTGGTCACCTTTTCAAGGTCGGCGACAAGGTTACTGTTTCGGGAGTCACTGTTTCAGCAGGTAGCGCAGTGCCTTACAACTTTACCGACAAGCAGGTTTCTGCAGTTACTTCGACGACAGTCACTGTTACTGGCGTCGTTGGCACTCCAGGTACCTATAGCAGTGGCGGAACTATCGTCTGCACCACCTCGCCAGTCATCGTTCCAAGAGGCGCAGTTCTTTCTTTTGACTGTGATTCAGTTGGCTCGACAGTCGCCGGTTCTGGTTACACGCTTGCAATCAGATACAAGGAAGCAGCGTCTACAACGCTTGCAGTTGGCGGACTTGACGCTGGCCGCTTCTAATTCGTAAATAATTCAGTAATTTGTATGAAAGCGGGAGGGAGACCTCCCGCTTTCTGCTTTATCACTTAACTATTAAATAAGAAAAAAGATGATGGCCAAACAACTAATAACCCTATGTGTTGGTGGAGAACTATCCGCAGCAAAAAGACGCACCTCGGCAAGAATGCCTGCTAGCGGAAAAATTATTGGCGTATACACCTCAGTGGGTACTCCAGCATCTGGTGCAACAATCATTGTCGACATCAACATCGCGGATACGACAGTATTTACCACCCAAGCAAACAGGCCAACCATAGCGGTAGGGGCATATTCTTCGGCTGCGGGAACGGCGGCTAATAATAAATTTGCCTTAGGCGATATTATCGTGGTCGATATTGACAGGGTTGGAACGGAAATTCCAGGAGAAGATTTGACTATTGGTATATGGGTAGATTTTGACTATTAAAATTAATGTACAATAGTTTTATAAACAAGAACTAAACCCGACAAGGTAGTAGTGAGAACGGCGTGAGGATTATCCTCCGCCGTTTTTGCTATTTATGCGTTCATTTCATATTGAGAATATGCACTATGCTCTCACTGTGAGTATATTGGGACTTGATTTATCTTTGACATCAACAGGATGGGCAATTAATAATAAAACAGGTTCAATTGCCGTCAAGACCAAAGAATCTCAGCGCCTTTACGATATTCGCAAAGAAGTTAATAGAATTATTGTAGAAAATCAGGTAACTTGCGTTGTTGTTGAGGGTTATGCTTTTGCTGCTAGAAATTCACAGTCGCACAAAATAGGTGAATTGGGTGGCGTTATTCGTCTAATGTTGTTTGAATTGGGCATCCCTCACGTAGACGTTCCGCCAACTTGTCGAGCAAAGTTTGCTACAGGGCGAGGGAACGCCGCAAAGACTGAAGTCATTTCTGCTGTCTCTGCACGAACTGGGATAGTTTGGTCTGGTAAGGGTGCCGATGACGAGGTTGACGCATGGTTGCTAGAGGAGATGGGCTGGACAGCACTGGGTATGGGGCACTATGATTGGCCAAAAGTGAGCCTTGATGCATTGAAGAATGTTGATTGGTCACCGATAATGGAAACGGGCGCTCCTCATGGGAATACGTAATGGACCAATCAGTCAAATTGATATTGAAAACGAGATGCTCCGCCTCCTCGACATGCTAGAAGAAGAGACTGAAGCATTTGAAAAACTTGCTGGTGACGCTGCAAAAAAAGAAGCATTGTATAAATCGAACTGGGCGAAAGAATATCTCTCTGCAAAAGGTTCAATCAAAGAACGTGAGGCTTGGGCAGAATATAAACTTGCTGACGAACATTTTGATTATAAGATTTCTGAAAGCCTAGTTAAGGCCAAACGTGAAAAACTCCTCTCCCTTCGTACGTCGATTGATGCAATGCGTACGCTCAATGCAAACGTAAGGGCTCAGGTAGGGCCGTAATGGCGTTAAATTGCTAGAGTTAAAGTGGTTAGGTTCATGAGAAATGGAGAATAATAATGAATCATAAAATTGATAAATCCTTAGAAGATTTTGCTGTGGACATAACGACCTTGGAACATCTCAGTGGAAACCCAAGAACCGGAAATGTCAATGCAATTATGGCCTCATATGCAGAGTTCGGACAGTTACGACCGATTGTCGTCAGACCCAATGACGATGGAACCTCCACAATCATTGCTGGGAACCATCAGGTCATGGCGGCTAAGAAATTGGGTTGGACCCATATTGCCGCAATCCAATATGACGCCGATGACTCTAGGGCTGTTGCGTTTGCGTTGGCAGACAACAGAACATCTGAACTTGGTCGCTCTGACTCCGCTCTTATTACCGACCTTCTTGGTGAAATCGTTGAGGATTATTCAGAACTTCTCGATGGCCTCGGTTGGGACGATTTTGAAATTGCATCCATGGAAGAGAATATGTACGAACAGGAACGTATGCCAGAACAAGCATCACGCTCCGAATATATGACCCCTGTAATTCAACCTATTGCGGACATTGGGGCCCACATTCTTTCTTCTTTAGTAAGAGAGGACGATGAAGGTGAGCGACAGATTGTTGCCCCTTCAAACGTCTCACACGACGACGTCGCCGTGCGTGGTAGCGGACTTGTAACCAATCAGATGCAAGTACCTAATGCTCCCAAGGCGGTTGTTCAATACACCATTGTCTTTGATGAACCAGAGCAGCAGCGCCGTTGGTACGACTTTATCAAGTGGCTTAGAAATGAATCAGCATACGACGGAGATACAACTGCAGGGAAATTGATTTCCTTTATAGATGCACACTCAGAGTGCTGAGAATTAGGCTTGTCCCCATTTGCCCAATGGGCACGATGAGTTCTTGAGTCTGACCTTAACCTTCATAAAGCATCCACACTCTTTGCATTGGCGAGTAACTTTTAAAAGCCTGTCGCACGACATGCAAATATTCCAGCGTTCCATAGCAAAATGAACTGGGGCGTTATTGGGGTTGTCTAGGTCAATGAATTCGTTTTCTTCAAACAATTCTTCGTTATTCACGATGCCTCAATATACTTTTCTACAGAATAGTGCTCGATTAGATACTTCACGATTGCCGAGAACTCCGAGTAAGAGTCGAAATTCCCCAATAGCGGATGTCCTGATGGAATGACCGCAACAAGCGAGTGGGTGCGAGTGTTGCTTCCTTCGTACTCTTTGATAGTAAACAATGAGATTGTCTCGGTGTCATACTCACGCCTTGCGCCCCACCTGCCACCGTTATGTGTGAATTCAATTCCTTGGTAGGAGCAACTGATTACTGGCTGTGGCTTTTTTTGTCCCAAAGCAAGAACAATTAGTGGTTCTGGTTCTGTATTAGCAATCATTTTTTAATAACCTTCTGTGGCGCGCTAAAAAAACCATAGAGAAAACATGCAATGCCGACAAAAGTAGTCATCATCACCCAAATTATTTTTTTCATAATTTTCTCCATTTGCAAAAAATCTTCTTTTATTGCTGGGACAAAGAAATCTTCATTATCCGATTCCGTATCATAATCATAAAAGTGGTCGCCATTTATGATGAAATCAGGAATTCGTGACTCTTCAACAATAAGAATGTCCATTAATCGCCGAACTATCTCGTCGTTAGACTGGAATTCGCTTGTTCCTTCTAGGGAATGATTGGCCAATTCGGCAATATAGTCCTCTAGCGTACTGAGATGCATCGCTTCCTACGGGTTGACGACTATTTGTGTTGATGTTGAGTTTGGCGCAGATGAGTCAACGGCGTCCGCCATGCGTCTTGTTTCGTGAGTTCGAATAATGTCGCAAAAAGAACAAAATGAAATACATTTTTTGCCGTCGTGCAGTATGGTCAAGAAATGAGCAAGTTGGTCGGAGTGGTCCACTTCGTCCACATATTTGCGTTGCTCTTCAAGAACTCGCTCTTTGAGGTAAATAATTTCATCACTTAACTTGTGTACGCGCGAAACTAACTCACTCATTGCCCTTGTCCTTGATTTTCCCAATATTGTTCTTTGCCTTACGAATACGTATACTTTCGTTTGACATAACCATTGAGCGCAGTATTTTCTGCGCTTGTTCCTCATTTAATGTTGAGGGGTCGGCACCTATGATTGCTGCAGCCTCACTAATGGCATCAATTTTCTTCTTCATAAAGCATACCTCCTGGACTAAATGATAGCCCAAATTAGCCATTCACTAGTTGGTTTGCTTTTTCTTCAGGATTTGTTCTTGCGGCCCGATAGACGGAAGAAGTTCTTGAATCGTTGCGATTTAGTTGGCTTGGCAGCCGCCTTTTGCCACGACAGGCTCATCACTACCGAATCTGCAACTGAACCAGTCGCAGCGGTGGTTGAGGTTGCCGACGGGAGTTCGACGCCGGTTGGCACTACAAGAGTAGAGGCAGCCTTTGGCACTATAGACTTCGGTGGTCGGCCAGCCTTCTTCTTCACTGGGGCCGCCGATGAAGAATTTGCCTGTGCTGCTGCAGCCTTTTTGGCTACGGACTTCACGGGGGCTGCCTTCTTTTGTGCAACCTTCTTCTGGGTAGTCTTCTTTTTGGCAGCAACCTTTGTGGTTGATGTCTTTTTGTTGGGGGTGTTTTTGTTGCTCATATTTGGAATGATAGCAACGCCGTAGTTGCAACGGCGGAACTATTGCATCGATTAGTTTTGCGAGATGGAAGAATACCCTGATGACATGAGCAAAATTGCTCTTACCATTACAAGTGCCCAAGTGGCAAAAGATTTAATGGTTGAAGAATATGGATTAGGGGAGGATTTGGCATTCAATTTTTTTGGATGGCGCGAAGGTCGACTATCCATGGTTGCTCAGTTGCGCAACGAATACATGCGCGTGCCGGTTCTTGAGAGAATCCCTCGATGCCAGGCAATGTGCAATGCCATTAGGGTGGCGTGGGCGGTGGACGCGATATCGCTAGTGGCCGAAGGTTTTGAAACATTTGACAAGACACGTCTCAACGGCGCAGATTTACGTAAAGCATTTGCAGATGGCAAAAATATAGTCAAGGAGTGTATTACCGTGACGCATTGCGAAATTAATGAAGTTACAGGGGAGACTCAGACCACAATCGCCACCGTCCCTTACTCTTACGAGATAGGGCGCTCCATTGAATGGGGCGAAACTACTGGATATACGAGAAATCTTGACGAAATCATGAGGACTGCCCCAGTTCCTAAAATGTTAAGGGAGGCCCTGAGTCTCGCCCCAATGAACGAATACTCCGACGAGGAGATGGATGCAATGATTCATGCCATGCATCTGGATGGATTTAATGTAGAAGAATTTTAAGAACAGGCCCCTGTATCGGCCCGCTCTTATAAAGCGTAGAAACCGTAGGGGTGACACGCGGGTTCAAATCCCGCCAGGGGCACTCTGGTACGATTGGTCAATGGACCTTTATTTTTCTGAATATCATGGAATTAGCAACTCGGGTATTGACGGTATTAGAATTTCAAGAGCCGACCGACAGGCTTGTCCTGTGTGCGGTCATCCAACCGGCGATTGTACCGACGGCACACCGCCTAAGCATATTATTGGATTTGATGCATCTTCATCTGGCGGAGGCGGGATAACTGTGTTCGTTGAAGAAGATATTTGGGAAGAAAAGCCGATAACGCCATACACGAAGGCGCGAGTTCTGGTATACAAGAAGGGCGAAAATATTTCGCAAGACGAAGCAAAAAGATTAGGTCTACTGTAGACACTTTCTTTATTTTCGCGTCGTCTACAATCTTCTTTCCACCTGCCTCAACCAACTAGAAAGATATGGCTATGACCCGGATTTCCGATGAATTTGTACGTAATTACTCAGAGCAAACACCACCATGGGGATTTAACGGAATGGGGGAAATCGTTTTTCTGCGTACTTATAGTCGCAAAAAAGATAATGGAGATACGGAAACTTGGGTAGAAACACTTCAACGAGTCATTAACGGCGCTATTGATATTGGCGTTCCATATACTCAGGAAGAAGCAGAACGTCTTTTTGACCACATGTTCAACCTTCGTTGTTCATTTGCGGGTCGCTCATTGTGGCAACTTGGGACAACCTTGACAAAAGAATTCTCAGGCACGAGTCTCAATAACTGTTACTTCACCAACATCGAGAAGATTGAAGACTTTGAACTTCTTTTCGATTACCTCATGCTTGGTGGCGGAGTCGGCTTCTCTGTTGAACGCTCAAAGATTCATGATTTGCCCAAAGTTAAGGGCGGAATCACGATTAGTCACGAACGTACTAATGATGCAGACATTATCGTTCCCGATAGTCGTCAAGGATGGCGTCGCCTACTTCATTCAGTGCTGAAGTCATATTTTGAAACAGGTCGTTCATTTACGTATTCGACGATTCTTGTTCGCGAATACGGCGCCCCACTGAAGAAGTTCGGTGGGACTGCATCGGGCCCTGGTGCTCTCATTGATGGCATCTCGGACATTTGTAAAGTCCTTGAAAATCGTGTTGGCAAGAAACTTCGCTCCATTGACGTTTTGGACATTTGCAACATCATTGGTCGTATCGTTGTGTCGGGTTCGTCGCGTCGTTCGGCGCAAATCGCCATCGGTGACCCTGATGACGTGCTGTTTCTCCGTGCAAAGAACTGGGGTTCCGGAAATGTTCCCGCATGGCGAGCAAACAGTAATAACAGCATCTACGCAGATGGCTATGACGAGATTGCTGCAGAACTATGGAAGGGTTATGACGGCACCGGAGAGCCCTATGGCCTAGTTAATCGCAAACTTGCCCGCAAGTTCGGTCGCGTAGGACAACTCAAGGCTGACCCGACCATTGAAGGATTTAATCCTTGTGCTGAAATTGCACTAGGTGATGGTGAATCATGCAACCTCTCAACGATTTTCCTCCCAAATATTGCTTCTTCAGAACAATTTAAGGACATCTCATATTTGCTATACAAAACTCAAAAGCAAATTACTCGCATGAACTACCCATACGAGAAGACGACCAAAATTGTCCAAAAGAATGCTCGTCTAGGCCAGTCTATTACGGGAATCCTTCAGTGCTCAGAGGATAAAATTTCGTGGTTGGCCGATGCATACGACTACCTAGAGGCGCTTGACGCTCAGTATTCAAAAGAGAATGGATTGCCCGTCTCGGTTCGTCTGACAACCGTACAGCCCTCAGGGACGCTTTCATTGCTTCCTGGCGTCACGCCAGGGATTCACCCAGCATTCGCGCCGTATTATATTCGTCGCGTCCGCTTTGGTTCATCTGACCCATTGGTTGAGGCTTGCCGCAAGCGCGGCTACAAGGTCTGCTACGACGTTGGAATCGATGGTCGTGAAGACCACACTCGCTTTGTTGTTGAATTCCCCTGTGAGTCCCCTGAGGGCTCTGTGCTGGCAAGCAGCATGACTGCGGTGGCTCAACTTGAGTGGGTCAAGAAAATGCAGACCGAATGGGCAGACAATGCTGTTTCGGTGACCGTGTATTATCGCAAGGAAGAACTTTCGGAAATCAAAGAGTGGCTCTCAAAGAATTACGACAATTCTGTGAAGTCGGTTTCATTCCTTCTTCATACGGACCACAACTTCCCATTGCCACCATATGAAGAATGCACCAAAGAGGCCTATGAGAAGTCGCTGAGCAGGATTGATTTCTCCGTTCCCCTACATCGTCCAGCATTTGATGGTTTGGTTGAATTGGATGATTGCGCTACTGGTGCCTGCCCAATCAAGTAGTCTCACAAAATGGCAATAGTTCACGTAAATAGCAATACGATTCGTTCAAATAAAAAACATCAAGCAGAACAGCCGCCGCTAAGCGTAAGAAAAACGCGTAGTGCTAAAGCGGCGTATTGTGATGAAGTTGAGATTTGTGATGGTCTCGGAAATGTTGTTGCTCGTGTTGTTTATCAGCCGAGCACTCCATTATCTTGTGGTGCTCAGGTCTGGATTGAAACAGTCTACGATGTGGGAGTCAATGGCCATGTCTCAACAAATTTTAACGATGTAGGAGTTCTAAATGAGCAGTGATGCCGAATACGTCCTCAGTGGTTTACGTAGAGAGTACGAGGCCCTTTCTAACGATGTTTTTGCATTGAGAAATGACGTTTATTTCCTTACCGAACAACTCAAAAAAGAAATATTGTTTAGTGAAAAACTAATGTCTGCCATTAAGGGCAATACTCCTGAGCATGTCAGTCAGAAAATTCTTGAAGAGTTAATGATGGAGTTCAGGAAGCCAGCCAGTCATAAAAAAACAACAGTGGAGGAATAGTCATGGAACGCAATGCATCAGCAATTTCCTTAAATGCACGCATGGAAGCACAACGCAATGCCTACCTTGCTGGGGGGCCTGCTCGTGAATCACACGAAACATTGAAGGAAATCAAAGTTCTTCTGGCGGAAGTTTTGGAAATTCTAAAGAAGAACAACGCCTAATATGCTAACTGTCCAAAGGTACCGTCGAATCGGCCTCGATGTTGAGGCTATGCGTTTTATGCCATTAAATCAACGTGAGGTGGCCGACTGGTGCGGTGGTTTACTAACTGTCGTCCCACGCAATGGTGATGAAAGTAGGCCAGATTTGATTATCTTACTCAAGGGAGTCGATATGGAGATGAAGGCACACTTGGGTGATTACATTATAAAATTATCAGATAGCGTTTTTTGCTCATCCAATCAGATGGCATTTGAGGCCCTATATGAAATGATTGATAATGTCTCATAATGAAGATATTGACAAGATTCGTCTTAAATCAACGGTAGAAAGAAGACGTAAATACAAAATTACGGAAATGGAAAATCGCACCTGGTATACATTGGAAATACCCATGGAAGAGGAGTGGCCTGCAGGAGACCCAATTTCACGCGATAAAGAAACGCTTGTACTACGTGCTACAAAAGAAGAATATGATGCTGGACCCAAATGAAATTTTAGCCCGTTTTCGCGAGCGAGCAGAGGCTGTGAAAAAACGCCCATTACCACCAGTGGCTGGACCGGAACGTGCCCTTTTTGTCAATCAGGCAAAGGTGGATTTTCAGGATTTTGCGATGATAGGCGACTGCGAAGCAACACTTGAAGATGGAGTGCTAACCTTCAAGTTGGACCTTCGTAAAAAGGATTAATATGGATTATCCAGATTATCTGCAACCAGTATTGTTGCGCATTAACCCAGAATATGGGACTCATATTTCATGTGATGAGGGTTGGTGGAGAATCATATCTATGTGCGATAAGGAACTTTCGTTACTTGACCCCGGATATACCATTTTTCAAATAAAAGAAAAATTTGGTGGTTTGCGTTATTACTACAACCCCTCCAACCCACACAACGTGGAAAGCATGAATGCCGTTGTTCGTAAACACGAAAAAATATGTTCAATGACATGTGAGAAAACTGGCAAACATGGCTATCTGATGATTAATAAATCGGGTCTCGTCAAGACCCTAAGCAGTGAATTTCTCAACGATGGATGGTCCATGCGTCACATTACTGCTATTGTCGACTTAAATGAAGAGCAACAGGGGCAATAGGATTAAATCATGACTCGGCAACGCATGTTTCTGGATATTTCGTGCGTAGAGGCTGCACGGCAGCGTATCCGCCACGTTTACGACACCTTCGATACTGTCTGTGTTCAATTTTCTGGCGGTAAAGATTCTAGCGCCGTTCTTTATTTAGCCAAAGAAATCCACGAAGAACGCGGACTTGGTCCAGTCAAAGTAATTTTCCGTGACGAAGAAATGGTCAGCCCTGTACTACTTGACTATGTCATGAAAGTAAGGGATTACGACTGGGTAGATATGGAGTGGTATTGCGTCGATGGTGATACTGAAGTTATTACACGACGCGGAACATTTCCGATTAGGGACCTAGCAGGTGAAGAACACGAACTAATGACCAATAAGGGTGTGTGGGTTACTGCCCCAATTCGCCACTTTGGTCATCGTAATGTTCAGAAGGTCACATTAATGCGCAATGGCGTCACCAAGACAATCAGAGCGACGCCCGACCACCGCTGGTTCGTGCGGAATAGATGGACGGAACTTGGGAAACAAAAAGAAGAAAAAATTGAACGATTAACTCAAGACCTAAGGCCAGGTGACTGCTTGGTTGGTGCTTGGAAATTTAGACACGTCAAATTACCTAGTCCTTTCGGCATTGCTCATGGATTTGTATTTGGTGACGGCAATAAGTCTTCGAATGGATGCCAAGTAACTTTTCATGGTGACAAAGATACTGTCATGAAACAATATTTTGATGGTCACATAACATCTACGAGCGCAGGAGCGCGCAAGGATGAAATTCAGCAGCCACGCGCTATTGGTCTTCCTTTCTTTTTTAAAGACTATCCATCACTCGATGAGTCCCCATCCTATCTTTATGGGTGGCTTTCTGGATATTTTGCCGCTGATGGGTGTGTATCCAAAGAAGGAAAAGTAACAATCGCATCATCCAAAAAGAAAAACTTAGAGTTTTTCCGGACAGTATGTACGAATCTAGGAATTTTCACTCATGGCATAAATAAAGCCGTGGTCGGCACTTATGGGAACGCCGAGTCTGAGTCTTGGCAAATGACTATTGCTCGCGAAGATTTAACTTCAGAATTTTTCATTATCCCTCATCACAAAGATAGGTGGCTGTCTTCTGCTAAATCTACTAATCGACGTAAGCGTTTATGGAAGGTTGTTTCCGTTGAAGATGATGGAAGCGATGAAGTTTACTGCGCTGTTGTAGATAAAACGCATTCGTTTGTTCTGGCTGACCATATTCTCACGGGGAATTGTTTGCCTACGGGGACAGAGGTTTGGTCTCTTGGTAGGCGAATGGTCGAATTATTGTGGCACGAGCATCGAATGCAATTATGCAATCTGTATCGCCCAATGCCAGAATGGGCAATTACGGCTTACCACTTCGGCTTAGACCATCGTAGCCCCCTGCCAGAGCATATTGATTATTACACGACTCAGGGAAAGACTGGCAACATAGCCTTCATTACTGGAGTACGTGCTGCCGAGTCGATGGTCAGATATCGCTCGGTTGTTCAGAAATTGCATGAAAGTTACATCGTTACCCCCTACAAGTCTAAAAAGGGTTTGCCGATGAAGTTTGCAAAGATTATTTACGACTGGCAAGTTGATGATGTTTTCAAGTTTCTTTCAGAAGAACATGGCGCAGAATATTGCGAATATTACGACCTCGCCACATTGACCAATTCAAACAAGCGAGTCGGCATTCCATTGCACGCTGTGGCAATTCGTCGGATTGGTGATGTTGTTGCGACGGAACCAGAATTCTACGATGGGCTCTGGCAGTGTTGGCCGGAAATCGACGCACAGCGACGCTGGTATCCAGATTTTGATATTGAAAAACTAATCCGAGAAACCGCAGATGGTGGGTGGCCAGAGATTAGGGAATTTATTGAAACCTATATCTGGGGCGAAGATTTTAAGAGGCGAGCGATGTCGTACGCTGCAGAATTTAGGAAAAAGCATGCATCCGACCCCTATTCATATCCCATGAACTGGCTGGTTCGCAATTTGCTACTCAACTCACTAACAGTCTCGTCGGTTTCTCCTGTCGGACCAAAAACCAAGGCTCACTCAGTACGACTGGCCGCTCTACAACAAGAAGAAGATGAATGATATGAAAATTGACATTGTGAATATCAATGACTTATTAGAATTCGACTGGACGTCAACGTACATTCTCAGACCAGACTTGCTCGTTCTTGCTGATTCGATAGGAACAACGGGTTTATTGTCTCCAATTATTGTTCATAAGGAAACTAATAAAATCATTGATGGTACACAAAGAGTGCGCCTCATTAAAGGAAATCCTCACTTGGCTGCGATGTTCACTGAAGGAATCCCTGTGACGTACATAGAATGTTCCGAATTGGACGCAATGATTATCCACGTTCAGGTTAATCGTGGGCGTGGTTCAATTGTTGCAAAAAAACTATCTCGCGTGGTTCGGACTTTAGGTAAGACCAAAAAACTTGACGAAACTGGTTTTGTTTCAAAGTTCTGTATGAAATTTCACGAACTTGAACTCATGCTTGACGGAACACTCATCATTCATAGGGATATAAAAAATCATACTTATTCACGAGCATGGGTTCCCGTGGAGGCCCCTTCTGGGACGGTAGAAGAGGGTAGAATCTCCATAGAACGCCCGCCCAATGCTGATAGATAATCATTATTAGCAAGGCCATGTCATGGTAGACTTTCTATTACATGAGTAAATTTTAAAGGAGCCCAAAATGGACCCACAAGGAAAAATTAGAAGTGCTGTTAATCGCGCTGTTGGAAAACTCCGCCAAACAGTATCTGGTGGATTTGCCAAAGCGGCGAACCTATTCGGTAGAGGAAAAGGTCCTGTGGGCGTAGTTAAGCGCACACGATAAAAATATTTTAATACATCAAAATAGGAGTGATTTATGTTAGTTACTATTAGCGACCTCACTTCCTATATGGACATCAGATTCTCCCTGCGTCAGCAAGATGCAGCAGAAATGGTACTAGCAGGCCTTCAGAGCGAAATAGAGGCTTATTTGCGTAGGCCGATTGAGGTAAGCACGTTTGTAGAGGAAGTCACCCTGCCTATCAACCACGTCGGCATGCCCACTGACTCATTTTTCTACAATACTTCCACCAGCACCACAATGAATCCATTGACGTACTCTCAGCCGTCACCAACAATCTATTTACGCAACTCGCCAGTAACTAAAGTACATAGCGTTCAAATTAAGAATACGTCTACGGCTGGAACATTCTTCGGAGAAGGTATAGACAGGGTGGCAACGGTGACCGGCGCAGTAAAGAGTGGAACAAATGTTACCTTTACCGCCAATGGACATAAGTTCACAAAGGGACAAACCGTCCTTACGACAGGGATTGTTCCAACTGTCTACAATCTCCAGAACAAAGAGATAACAGCAGTAACGACGAACACCTTTACGGTCGGCGGAGTTGCTGGCACTTTTGGTGCTTATACTTCTGGCGGCACGGCAGCAGCAACCGGACACGACTATGTCGTTCGTCGCTACGGTATTGATATTTTCCGTGGATTTGCTAATGACATTTTTGAAATTACCTACGATGCTGGGTTAGATGGAACCGAAATAGCAATTTTCAAACTTCTAATTTTGCGTGCTGCGACTCGTGAAATGCAAAACATGCACGACGATGTAGTCGGTATTAAAGATTTGGAGTCACGTAACGTTGCTCCATTAGAGACTGGTTTTTCTGACCGAGAACTGGCTTCGATAAAGCGATACAAGCGCGTGAGGGTCTCGTAGTGGTGTTATGCAATTTCAAATAAAAATGTCATATGAGAACGGCGAAATAGAAGATTTCATCAAGGAAGCCAAAAAGCGAACAGGCGATTATGGCCCTGTATTTAAGAAAATTCGTGAAGACCTGGAACAAATTTGGGCAAACAACTTCATGGTTGGCGGCTTAGAATCTGGGGCAAAATGGGACGCCCTGGACCCAGAATATTCGGCGTGGAAAATAAAAAATGACCCAAATCCAATAATGATGCGTTCAGGCAAAACCCTATTTAGAAGCCTGCGTAGTCTTAAAGGCAAGCCGAATATTATTCGTAAACATTATGCTGTATTTGGCACCGATGTACCGTACGCCAAGTTTCACCAAATGGGAACATCGAAAATGCCTAGACGCCAAATTGTATTCGAGCCCAAGGGAGCGAATGATAAATGGGGCAAATGGGCAGTCGACTATATTCATGAGAGCGAGTAACAAAAATGACAATTGACTTAATGCATGGCTCGCATTTTGCTAAGTCCTATGTGAGTTCGTACTTGGCTGTCAACCTTCCTACGCGCCTTGTTAGTTATAGGAATGGCTGGAATCTTGATGACATTGCATTGCCGAGTCCAGTCAAGTACACAACCTATGAGCCTATTGCGCTAGACGAGTGGCCAACAATCATCACTGTTGCAATGTCAATGTCTGGACTGGAAAGAATAGGGTTCGACAGAAATAACCCTCTCTATCGGGTCAATTACAATATGCGTACGTACGTCTGGGTTCGTTCTGACAGGACCGACAGCAATTATGGCCCAGAAGAGGTAACGCTCATGCGAGACAGGCTCACGACGGTCGTTCGCTCGGCAATTCTCGACTACCCATGCCTTAAGGCTACGGACCCACGCCAGACCTTCAAGGTCATGATTGACGAGTCTAGTATCACCGAAGAATATTCCGACTTGACGCTCCTCAAGGGTGACCGAGTCATGGCTGGTGCCTATATTGGCTACGACCTATCAATAGATGAAGTAGTCATGCGTGAACCAATCGGCATAGTTAGCAATATTGACCTGACAGTAGAATCATTTGGACTATCTGAATCACGTTCGGCGATAGTGACCAATGCAACCAAGAGCGGAACTAACGTCACCTATACTGCTGTCAATAATTTCTCTGTTGGGCAAAGAGTTACGGTAACTGGCATTAATCCAGCAACTTTTGGTATTTCGGCAGAAACAATAACCGCAAGAACTGCGACAACTTTTACCGTTGGAGGAATCGTTGGTTCCCTGGGTTCCTATGTTTCAAGTGGTGTTGCAGTTGCCTTTACTTCCCTGAATTAAATAATCGTGTAAAATACGTGTAAACCCCTGGAGGACCATATGTTGCATAAGTTTATTGAAATCAGTAAAGGCGAGGAGCAGAATTACCTCAATGCTGGATATTGCGTCATTACCAACATCTCCAACGACTGGATTTATTTGACAAACAACCTACATTACGTCAGAGCAGAAACTGTTGTTGCCGTGGCTGAGTTGGATGCATCTTTGGAAAAGCAAGAATTACAAGGTCTCATTGCTGTTCTCAGAGGCGAAAAAGTTGAAGTAGTGCCCGAAGAAAAGCCAGTTAATAACAACCTCAAGAAACTGAAAAAGACGATTAAGTCAGATGATAATGCTGACGTATCGGAATTATTGGAAACAGCAAGTGAAGAAGAGCCAAAAAATACCGATGAAACAGAACCATTGGCGCTCCAGGAAACTGACATTACTGATATTCCTGATGAAAATAAAGGCACCGAGGTGCAAGAAACAGCATGATATTTTGCTATTCTCTATTGAGAGTAACAAATCTTGCGATAACAATTTGAACAAGTAGGCATAGATAGTTTAATGCCATGATGAGTTAGGAAGGTGCCATGCCCGGTATCCAAATTTCAACCGCAGTACGTACTGGTCCTGCAAATACTACAATTCGTGAAACATCTCAAGCATTCTTTGTGGGGCAGGCACTACGTGGACCCGTTGATGAGGCGCTTTTAGTTACTAGCCTCGAAGACTTTGAATTAAAGTATGGCGGATACACGAGCGGCTCCTTCCTGCATTCAACAGTGGAATCTTTCTTTGAAGAAGGTGGCACACGCTGCTATATTTCCCGTGTTCCAAACACCACCAGCACTGCGACAGCAACATCATTGCTCAAGAACGCCGCCGCATCGCCCGTTACATCAATTACTTTGACCGCTCAGGGTCCTGGCGCTTCGGCAAATGCCCTGAGAGTCGCCGTGACCGCTGGAAACGTTACGAATTCTAGAGTTGTAAGCATCTATGATGGCACCACTCTCTTAATGTCAACGGGTTCTTGTACTACAAATGCACAAATTTGTGGAAAAATCAATACTCATCCGGTGGTTTCTCAACTCATCACTGCCACTGATGCGGAATTAGCATCATCCAGTTTGATAGTTAGTACGACAGGCACGGTTGGTTCGGTTACTGGTTCTGGACCATACACCGCAACAATTACGGCCATGAGCAGTACTGCCAA